AAGTGGACGGCCTCCGTACATGAGTTGATCGGCGGCCGGATCGTCCATCGGCTCGCGTCCTTCTTCCATGCGCGCTTCGTTTGCGGTCATCCAACCGCCAGCAACGGCCGCTTGCCTCGATTGAAGTTCGATCACCTCGTCTTCAATGACGGGATTATCGTAGGCCAAGACGGCATCGCCTTGGAGATCGAACATCGGTACAAGCGATTGGTTGAGTTGCTCTTCGTCCATGCGGAGAAGAGGAAGGATGGTCGTCTCGCGCCATGAAGAGAAGCCAGTCTTTGCGCTCGCGAGGTTTGGATCATTTGCCTTCAGCATCGAGACGGGAACGCCGAACACGGCCGCAATCTCCTCGATGATCTCGTCTCGTCCGCCAAGATCCTTTGGCGGAAATGAAAGCGGCTTGATGTCGATTTCTGCCGTCGCAACGATGAAGCGGCCAGCGTTGCGCGATCCTTCAAGTTTGGCGGAAAGCGCGGCCTCGAATGCGCGGATGTCGGCTTCGCTTGCGCCTCCCTTGATGGACACCAACGAATCAGGGCGCGCGTTGTTCTGGAAGAACTTCAAGTCCATCATGTGAACCGCTTGGTTCATTTGCTCGGCAAAGAACGCGGCTTCTACCTTGCCCTTGCCCCAATACATGTCGTCGGGATTCGGCCGCTTGAAGTGAATCACTTCATCGACTTCGAAACGCTTGCGGTTCTGTCGATCCACGCCGTACATGTAGCCGTCGATAAATGACTTCTTGCCGGGGATGATCTCGACATGCTGGCTCGGGAGCGTCCAAAGTTCGACGGGAATCTTGAGCCGCTTGTCCATGACGGGATGAATAAATGCGTTGCCAGTCAACTCGCCGAAGAGCGTCCGAAGCACCGACGCATCGAATCCGTTTTGGTACGGGTTCACATTCGCCAACAACTCAAGAAGCGGATGCGAGTCCACAACCTCTTCATAGTTGTCTCCGATGCTTGCGCTCTTGCGCATGACGCAATGTGAAGGCGTTTGCCGCGCTCGCCCCGATAGGTAAGCCTTGGTCGCGCGCGAGACTTCTTTGGTTTGCCAAAGTTTAGTGCGGTTGGATCGCTTGCGAATGTAGAGCCGAAGCGGAGTGCTTGCGACAGCGACGGCGTTGAGGTTCGCGGCCGCATAGATCCAAGAGTTGTACGCTTTCACGCCAGCGCGAAGGTCGAAAGGCGCGCGCATGGCATCGCCTCCGACGATCATGGAGCGACCCGATGCGGCTTGCACTTTGGAGGAGTCGAAGACGGCCTTGAGGCGTTGGAGTAGATTCATAGAATGCTCAAGCGTAGCGGACGATGCGCGCGCCTTGCATGCTGTGCAAGAGCGAGCGCGCATACTCCGTCGTCGTGTCCGGCCGTTGCTTCATACTGCACGGCTCCTCTTCCTGAATATCGGAAGCCAAACGATTCTAATTCAGTACGCAACCAACCTTCGGGGAAACGGATCTCCCGTGTTTGGATGGCGATTTGAAGTCCTTCCATCAATTGCTGCTTGCTCTGGCTTGTGAACTTGAAGCCTTCGGTGCGATGGCAAACCTTGCGGAGATCCTCGCAAATCGGATCACCAACGCCCGTCGAATCGATTTGCGCTGGCGTTTGCCCGATCAATTTCGCGAGCCGCTCGCGCGTGACATGCCAAGGCGTTTGCCATCTCTCAAGACGACACACGCAACCATCGGCATCGAGCGCGACGGCCACCGTCCAGTCATGCGACTTCGCAAGATCCACGCCCCACCATGCCGGCTCGGCCGTCGAAAGCGCGCCGATGCATTCACGGATGGCATCGATTCCGAATGGATTGCCGCCATCCTCGGCCGGGATGCCTTCCATTTCTTGCGCGAAGATTGCGGCTGGCAACATCTTGCGCGCCATGTTGATCTCCGCCGGATCAATCAACGGGTTCTCCATCGAGCCGATGCGAAACGCGCGCCAGTCTCCGCTTGTGTCGCCCTCGGCTTGGAGGTAGAGCCGATGGAAGTCTCCGCATCCTTTGGGAGTGCCGAGGAAGATCGCCGAGCCGCGCCGATCGGTGAGCGTTGGGTAGATCGCGGCTTGCCAAGAGGAGAGGAGTTTTGGCACGAAGCCGGCTTCATCGATGACAACGAGATCGTATGAACGGCCTCGGCCAGCGTCTTCATCGTCGCAACTCCAGAAGTCCACAACGCCGCGCGTCTTCAGTTCCATGCGCTTCTCGGCGCGGTCAACGGATCGGATGATCGGATGAAGCGCGCGCTCGAACTCGCGCAAAGACTCGGAGAGAAAGCGATAGGTTGGCGCGAACCAAGCAACGCTCTTGCCTTCGATGGCTCGATCCATCGCAACTTGCTGGCCGAAGGTCGTCTTGCCCCAACGCCGGCCAATCTCAAGGACGCTGAAGCGCGCGAGCGATTGATAGACGCGCAATTGTGAGGCGTGAAGCGCGTCCTCGATGCGCGAGATTCGGATCTTCAATCGTTGCCGATCGCTCGACGCTTGTCGATGCGCTCGATCTCCACGACCTCTTCGCGGATCGTCTCTTCGACGCGATCTTTCTGGCCGAGGATTTGCTTGCCGAGCCAAATCATCATGGTCACATTGCCGTCCTTTGCTTTGCTCCATTGGAGCCGGCGAAGCGAGGCGCGCATCTTCGCCGCGCCGGCTTGGTACGCCGCTCGAACATCGGCGCGCTTGCCATGAAACATGCGCGCGTTGAAGCCGAGGATGATCCCGATCTCGTCTTGTGTGCAACCGATCGCGGCCATCGCTTTGATTTGCTTGAGATCAAGAATCTTTGGCGGTCGGCCTTTGGTCATGTACTTTCGCTTTTCTTGTTGATTTCATCCGCCCAATACTCGGCGCGTTTGAGATCTACTAGATCGGAATCGATCCACCAATCCTCTAGAGGCAATCCCGTGACTTCGACATTCGACGCAACCATCGTATACCGATGACTCAAGAGGATTGCGCGCATCGCCGTTCGGATGTCATCAAAGCCGCGATAGGCATCATGTTCAATCGTAATCACGCCGAAGCGAATGTCCGCCAGAGGAAGATTGATAAGCGCGCATAGCGTGATGATCGGCGGCTCTAGATCAAGGCTGAGGTAGTCAATCTTGCCATCGATTGCGATCGACTTCGCAAGCGTTCCCCAATCTTCATTGAAGGCATCTTCGACAACGATTGCGCTTCGGTTGGCTCGGAGTTTCTCATGCGTTGCAATGTCGCAACAAATGCCATGCCATCCTAGATCGCGCTCAAGCATCGCGGTATTCGAGATGATAAACGGATCTCCGGCTCCAATGTCGAGAAAGGTTCCGTTGCGCTTTTGTTCAAAGCAAGCCGACACAAACGCATCTTGGTTTGCTTGGCTGTGAAAATGCCCAATGAATGATTCCATGATGTCTCCTTCGCGGAGCCTATCAGCGGTTCACATCGATTTCAAGCGACATCGCATCGATGTACATGCTTGAAGATGTGATGCCGATCAACTTTGTGATGCGAGCGTCTGCGGCCGTTGCTCCAAGTCCAACCGATTGCGAATGAACAAACACGCCGTCAATGTAGAAACGCGCGACATCGTCAATGTCCACCGTGATCTCCATCGAGTGCCAGCCAGTATCGACCGTGATGCCGGTATCAATTGCGCCCGTTGTCACTCCGGCGGCGTATACGATCGATTGCCAGCGTCCGCCATTGGTCGCATAGTGGTAGTTGAAGTACACGCCATCGGTTGGAAGAAGAGAGTTGGCGCGATCATGGAAGCCGACGATTGCGTTGAAGGATTGCGCGGCCGTGCCAAGTACGGGAATCTTGCCGATCCATACATACCGATGAAAGCGCGAACCAAAGACAACGGAAGAGCGTTCGGCATTGGCCGCGCCGCTCCATCCGGCGGCTGTCGTGCCAGTCTGGCAATCAAGAACGCCGACGCGATTGCCATCGGTGTTCACGCTTGTCGTCGAGAACAAGCCAGTTGCGCCCGTTCCGTTTGCGTAAAGCGTCCAATCGTCCGCCGTGTTCATGTCGCTGGACATGATCGCGCGCCGGCGCATGTTCATCGGTGCAACGATTGGAGCCGGTATGCGCGTAATCATGGTTCATCCTCGGGAGCGGCAAACGATGGCGGCAATAAGTACCAGCCCTCAGGCACTACGATTTCGTTGGTCGATCGAGTCCATACGCCGTCGATGCGATGGAAGACATGCATGCGAACTCCACCGGCTTCAGCGATCCGCATCGGACTTGATTCGGGAACGAAGATCGTCCTGCTCCCGCATCCACTTGCGAACCCTAGCACCACTACGGCGCATGCCATCCATATCGATATCCGCATCGATAGCGGTCGATCCTTTGTCGATGCGCCCTTCGATGAAGCGGAACAGCGCGAGCGCGATTTGTCCGATGATTCGATCAAGCATGTCTCCCGCTGTCTTCGAGCGTCTTGATGATCGCGCGGAGCCGCTCGATTTCGTCCGCGCTGGCTTCGAGTTCACGCTTGCATTCTGTCCAGAGAGAGAAGAGTGGCGCGCTGGCGAGCATACGGAGCCGCTCCGTCTGGCTTGTGCATCGAGCCAAGATGGAGGAGTGAAGCGCGCCGGCTTCAGCCCAAGCGCGCCACGCTTCCTCGTTCACTTTGCGCCGGCCGTTTCGCTTGTCACGGTGTTGTCGCGCGCGAAGATCAAGCCGATGCCGGCGAGCGTTGCGGCTATCACAATGTCCCAATTGGCAACGGTCAAAGGATCGGAGTCAAAGGATGCGGCAAGCGCGGTTGCGATTGCCGCAACGATGGCGAGAACGCCGGCGGTTGTGGTCTTCCAAGATTTCATTACTCGCGTCCCTCTGGTGCGCCGGCGTAAGTCCAAGGACTGGCGGTTCCCGCATCGGTTGCCGCTTGAAGGTCGTTGGCGATCGCGCGCGGGTAGTTGTAGGTTTGAGATGCGGGAATCGTCACGGTGTTACTCGTGTTGCTGATTTGCCGCATCAAGATATTGTTGGTGCTTGTGTTCTGAATCTGAATTGATCGAATCATCGGCACGACATCGGGGAAGAGTTGCGTGTAAGCGGTAGTCAACGGGAGCGTTCTAAGCCACATGTTTGTTCTCCTTTGAGATTGCGGGATTTTTCAAGCGCGGTAATGCGGTGTTCGTACTGCGCGATCGTGACTTGGAGCCGCGCTATTGCGACTTCAAGTACGGTGAGTTTAGACACGACGACGACGGTTGTCGTGATGATGGTCGCGACGATGCTGATAGCAACGCCGAGTATCTCGATGCTCAAGGCCGTTCCCCAATCACGGCAATCTTCCCGGCTACGGTGCGGACATCCGACAGACGAAGGAGAAGATACCACTCGGTATCTCCATCCTCGCGGAGCATGACGACGGGAATCGATGCCGTCTTGTGCGCATCGTTTTCCGCTTGTTCGTAGAACCGTAGCGCGCCGATCACCTTGCGCGCCTTAACCTCGAAGTGAATGCCTTCAAGGTCGGTGCATAGATCCGCATCGCCGTTCACGCCAGCGTATTGCTGAGCGCGCCGAGCGGATACGCCGAGCGCGGAGTGAAGGCACTTTGCGGCCTCGCGTTCCATGCGCTTACCTTTGGCATTGGAGTTCATGCCCCATGTATCGGCTTTCTGTTTCTTTTTAAAGAGCCGACAAAAAACAAAGCCGCGCACCATTGGCGGCGCGCGGCTTCGCAACTTGGGAAAAGACTATTTGACTTCGTGCTGAAGATCAATCTCGGCTTGCCAGATTCGACGCTGGAGTTGCTGTCGATCGTTGGTTCTTGACATGCCATCATACGGCTTGGCGGGATCGTAGGCGAGCGTTGCATGGAGCGCCAACATGTCCCGCAGTTCGATCCGCATCGCGTCAATGTGCGCCATGCGATGCGCCATCTTCGTGCGGGAGTTCTGTGCCTCGATCATGCCGGCAATCTCTGGCGAGTCGCGGACGCATTGCATCTCTTCGACTCGCGCGGCCTCAAGGTCTTGGAGGTCTAGATCTTTGCGCATGGTGTTTCCTCGGTTCGGTGTGTGATGCGGACGGTTTGATCG